GCCATGGCGTTGCCGGATTTTTGCAGCACCTCTTCGATTTTGGCGAGCTTTTGCTGGTCGGTCAGGCCGTCGAGCACCAAGCCGAGTTTGTCAATGTCGGGGTGGACTTTGACGTCACCCACAGACATCGTGAAGGCGTCGATCTGTGCCGTGGCCAGGCCCAGGTCTTTGGCCATTTGGGCAGTGCCCGTGCGCAGGGCCAAAAAGGCGTCGTTGATGGCTTTCGTTTGGTCGGTTTGGCCTAAAGAAATTGCGGTGTAAGTCGGACCGTCGAGGAGGCTGCCGCCCTTGCGGTTGAGCGCATAGGCCTCCAGGTCGCCGCCGCCAAGCGTGCCTGCAATGCCGCCGCCCACAATCTTGTTGCTGCGGAAAGCGCCCAGGGCGTTGAGCACGCCCACAGCGGCCAGCACATACGGCCCAGCCTGCGCTGCACCGGCCATCATGCTGCTGCCGGTACCGGCTGCGGTGCCGTAGGCCCCGTTGGTGGCCAGCAGGGCGCTCAGGCCGTCACCGTAGGCCACGGCGGCAGTGTTGCCAAAGATGGTGCCCGCTGCGTTGGCCGCGCTCATCGTGCCTGCGGCCATTTGGCTGCCGATCAAAAAGGCGCTGCTCCCAGTGCTGTAGGCGGTGTAGGCGTTGTTGGTCGCGCCAAAAATATCGGCGCTAGCCGGGCCTGTACCCGTGGCACTCGCGCCTGCCCCCATGGTGAGGCTGACGGCGCCCGCAATGATGGGGCGCAGCACCATGGTCTTAAACATGTTGACCAGCGTGTCGCGCAAGTTTTGTGCGAAGTCTTTGCCGCTCTCAAAACCGCGCATCAAAGCATCGGTGATGCTGTTCTCGATCTTGTCGGCCGCACGCTGCCAGTCGGCTGCGGCTTTGTCGGCTGCGCGTTGGGCGATTTTTTCGGCTTCGGATGCGGCTTTGGCGGCGATCTTTTCGGCTTCGGACGCGGCTTTGGCGGCGATCTTTTCGGCTTCGGACGCGGCTTCGGCTGAGCCGCGCTCGCGCTTGGCTTTGGCCAGGTCGCGCAGGGCGGCGGCTTCGGCGCGGTATTTTTGGACCAGCAGCTCGGGCTCGCCCGCCTCTGCCATCATGTCGGCCATGCGCTCTTTGCTGGCGGCGCTGTCTTCGTACTTGGCGACGGTCAGCTCTGCAATGGCGTCTTTGCTCAGGCCGATGCTGGCCGTGGCTTCGCGCTCGGCGGCGGCTTGCTTTTTCAGGGCATCGATGGCCTTGTCGGACTGATCGGCGGCTTTGGCTTGCAGCTTCACGGATTCATCCATGAACTTGGCCAAGTCTTTTTCGGCGTCCAGGCGTTGCTCGGTGGCCAAGGCGGCATTCAGGGCGGTTTGCAGGCGCTCTTTGTCACTGGCGCTGAGCTTGGCACCGGCGGCGATCATGTCTTGCTTGACGCGCACGGCCAGGCGCTGGCCTTCGGTGAGTTTGCCATCGGCCTCGAGCGCGGCGGTTTGCAGGGCGGCAAATTCGCCGATGCGGGCGTTGAGCTTTTCGTACTCGCTGATTTCCTTGGCGCGGCTGCCCCCGCTGCCTTTTTTGTCGTAGCTGGCTTTGATCTGGGCAATGCGCTCTTGGATGGCGGCTTCGTCCATCCCGGCCTTGCGCATGGTGGCGGTTTGCTGCGCAATGTCGTTGCGCATTTTTTGCTCTTGGCTCAGGTATTTCAGGCCGTCTTTTTGGGCCTGAATGCCTGCTTGCTCTTTGGCTACGCGTTCGGCTGCGCTGTCGCCTGCGCGCTTTTGCATCCGGTCGATCTCGCCCAGGTAGCCCAGCTCTTCTTTGAGCTTGGCGATCTCTTTGTCGAGGTCGGGCGCAAAGGCGCTGTCGTTGCTGACTTTTGATCGCTTTTCGATGGACGCGGCGAGGTTCTTTTGAACCTCTGCAATTTGCGACGCGGCGGTGGTGGGGCGGCCCACACCCAGCATGGCATCCCACGCCTCTTTGGCGGCGCTTTTGATGCCGCCCCAGCCGCGCTCGATGTAGCCCATGCTGGCCAGCATTTCAGCGCTGCGGCCCTTCAGGGCGCTGTTGTAGGCGTCTTGGGCCAAGGCGGCAGCTTTGGACTCTTGGCCAAGGTCCATCGCAGCCTGAATCTGCTTGTACGTGCTGGCCGTCAGGTAGTTCATCGACTCGTTGAGCTTGGCCGATGCACCCACGGGGTCTTTGCCCAGGTCGGCAAAGTTTTTGGCAATGTCAGCGGTGGCGGTGCCGAAGGCTTTTTCGGCTTGGATGGCGGTGTTGCCAAAGTCTTCGAGGCTGGCTCGGCCGACTTGTCCGGTGGCCGCAAGTTGGGCCAGCACTTCGGCCGCTTTGCCGGTGGTGGTGCCAAAGCTTTGATCCATGGACGCGGCCATGGCGGCGAGTTGGTTGGTGCTGGTACCGGCGGCGTTGCCGGTGGTGACCAGGGCCTTGCGGAATTCGTCGGCCTCTTTGCTGCCCTGGTGGTAGGCAATGGCCAGCGCACCAGCGGCCGCAGCGGCCACGGTGAAGGGGTTGACCAGGCTGACCACGTAGCCGCCCAGCGCACGGGCGGCATCGCCCGCGCCGCCAAACATGTCTTTGAGCTGGCCACCTTGTTGCAGAAACACGGTGAGGGGCGCTTGGCCGCCTTGCAGCGACACGGCAATGTCGGTGAATTGCGCGGGCACGCCACGCAGGGCGGCGACGGTTTGTTTGGCGCTGATGCCGGTCTTGGTTTGCTGGGCCTCCAAGTCTCGCAGGGCCTTCAAAGACGCGTCAAAACGAGACGGATCAAGGCCCTGCAAAATGGCTTTGTTGATGATCTCGCCAGCCTTGCCGGTTCCCTCGGCTTGAGCTTTGGCTGCGGCGGTCAGTCGGCGAATTTCAGACTCCATGCGGCCATAGGCGCGCTCGGTCTTTTTGGCGGCGACCTCGGCGCCATCGCCGACGCCTTCTAGCGCTTTGCCCGCTTTGTCGCCTTCTTTGGCCACGCTGTCGCCCATGCGGCGGCCGGCCTTTTCTACGCGGTCAAACGCTTGCTCGGCCGGGGCCGAGTTGGCGCTGAGTTCTAGCTGTGCCTTTTTGGTGCTCATGTGGGCTCTTCGTGGTTTTTGCGGATCTGCTCTAGGGCTGCGGCCTCAAGCACTTGGATGTCGTCAAACATGTCTTGCCAGTCTTGGCCCTGCAGGCCTTGGTGGTCCATCAGCCGGAACAAGGGGCCGTAGTCCAGCCCGATGTATGCGCCCATGCCAGTGGTGCGCCACTGGGTGCCCACGGCGCAAAACAAGCGCCACGGGGGCGCGTTGTCGGGCCAGATTTCAAACGGGGGTTCGGCAAAGTCTTCGGGCTCGAAACCCGCTTGGCGGGCTTCGGCTGCGGTCACTTGCGGTGTGTAGGCGGCAAGGGCTGCCGCCTTCAGTTTCCCAATCGGCCCGTGGTCATGGCGGTGTAGTAGTCGCCCACGATGGTGGCCACAGCCAGGGGCAGTTCATCGTTGAGCTGCTGCACGCTTTCGAGGCTGAGTTCTTCTTCGAGGCCCCAGTCGGTGATGATCTTGAGCACGTCTTGCGCGTTTTTGGTGCTGGCCTTGGCGTAGATCTTCGCCAGGCTGAACTTTTCCACCGGGTCGTTGCTGTCGGGTTTGTCGGACTTGGCAGCGGCCTCGTTGCCGGCGGTGATCTCGTCCCAAAACGCGCCGAATTCTTTGCGGGTGCGGTATTTGTAGGTGACGGGGACGGTGCCTTCGCCGCCTTCGAGCATCGGGAATTTGACGGTGTGGGGGAAGGTTTCGGGGCGCTTGCCCAGTTTGACGATGGCCATGGTGTGTTTCCTGAAGTTTGCGGGGGTGATGAAAAATTGCCCGTGGGCAATAAGCCCGTGCCCTGCCCGGCCGCTCCCCCGCAAAAGGAAGCGAACCGGGCTGGGTCGGTGCTCGGGTGGCAGCCGATCAGGGGCCTGATCAGGCTGGTGTGGTGGCGTAGCGCACAGTGCGGCCACGGCCGAAGAAAGTCAGCCTGTTGGCCATGACGGCACCGCTGGACATGGACGGGTTTTCGTTCAGGGCCATGGCGCACGACAACAGCACCACCGAGCCGTTGG